ATGCAAACCGTTATTTTTGGTCGTTCGGGTTGCCTTTACTGTGTGCGTGCAAAAGATCTGGCTGAGAAATTGAGCAATGAACGCGATGATTTTCAGTATCAGTATGTAGATATTCGTGCGGAAGGGATCACTAAAGAAGATCTACAACAAAAGGCAGGTAAACCCGTAGAAACCGTGCCGCAGATTTTTGTCGATCAGCAACATATCGGCGGCTATACCGATTTTGCTGCATGGGTGAAAGAAAATCTGGACGCCTGATCGTCTGACAAGCCCTCGCGTTGAGGGCTTTACTGATTTTTTCTGTGCTGTGGTTTAAACAAACTACTGATAAATAAGAAACACAGTGCCCCCAGCGCACACCAGAACACCGCGCTTAGTAACCATGCCAGCTCTTGCCAGAATGAGCGCGTCGGTGAAAAAAACAGCCGCATAATGAGCATCGAACAGGGTGCCGCCAGCATTGCGCCAAACAGAGGTTTCAGGACTTCTCTACGCTGTGAAAAGAAGCTGGCGACTGCTCCAGGAAGAATGAAAAATAGCAAGCCGATTTCAGGATGCCCGGCAGCCCGAAAAGCGCCTTTCATGTGCGTCGCCAGAAAAAGGCACACCACAATGAAGAGGACAAAACAGCAGATTGCCCCCGCCCAACGTTGTTTATGTTTCACTCGTTCCTCCTGACACTGCGTCTATCGAACACATTTTTCGCCAGTGTGGCGTTCAGTAAGATAAAGCCGCTTCGCATTCCATGCTAATATAGGCCAACGCAATTCATATAGCCGTTGATACCTAATGTGATTACACTAGTAAAATATATTGTTACTTTACTATCGTTTAGGTGCGCTGAATGAATCTGCGCCCTGAATTCTGGTAAAAAACATTATCGTAAATTACCATTTCTTTCAACAGCTTACTAGTAAACAAGAAGTTAGCCTCCGTGAATATAAACGTCGCCGAATTGTTAAATGGGAATTACATTCTGTTATTATTTGTGGTCCTCGCGCTTGGGCTATGTCTCGGAAAGTTACGACTTGGTTCGATCCAACTGGGTAATTCCATTGGCGTTTTAGTCGTATCGCTGTTATTAGGCCAACAACATTTCAGCATTAACACCGATGCGCTTAATCTTGGCTTTATGCTGTTTATTTTCTGTGTTGGGGTTGAAGCCGGACCGAACTTTTTTTCCATTTTTTTTCGCGATGGGAAAAATTACCTAATGTTAGCACTGGTGATGGTTGGCAGTGCGCTGGTGATCGCCTTAGGGTTAGGTAAGCTGTTTGGCTGGGATATTGGCCTGACGGCCGGTATGTTAGCAGGCTCTATGACGTCGACACCGGTTCTGGTCGGTGCTGGCGATACACTGCGTCATTCCGGCATGGAAAGCAGGCAGCTCTCACTGGCACTGGATAATCTGAGCCTCGGGTATGCCTTAACCTATTTAATCGGTCTGGTGAGTTTGATTGTTGGTGCGCGTTACTTGCCGAAATTGCAGCATCAGGACTTACAGACCAGCGCCCAGCAAATCGCCCGCGAACGTGGCCTGGACACTGATGCCAACCGTAAGGTTTATTTACCGGTGATCCGCGCCTATCGCGTCGGCCCGGAACTGGTGGCCTGGACCGACGGCAAAAATCTGCGTGAACTGGGTATTTATCGACAAACCGGCTGCTACATTGAACGTATTCGACGTAACGGGATTCTGGCAAATCCAGACGGTGATGCCGTGCTACAAATGGGCGATGAAATAGCGTTGGTAGGCTATCCCGACGCCCATGCCCGACTCGATCCCAGCTTCCGTAACGGTAAAGAAGTTTTCGATCGTGACCTTCTCGACATGCGTATCGTCACTGAAGAAGTGGTCGTTAAAAACCATAACGCTGTAGGTAAACGTCTCGCACAACTGAAGTTGACCGATCACGGTTGCTTCCTTAACCGCGTCATTCGTAGCCAGATTGAGATGCCGATAGATGACAACGTCGTGCTTAACAAAGGTGACGTTTTACAAGTCAGCGGCGATGCCCGCCGCGTAAAAACCATCGCCGATCGCATCGGCTTTATCTCGATTCACAGCCAGGTCACTGACCTGCTGGCATTCTGCGCCTTCTTTGTTATTGGGCTGATGATCGGGATGATCACCTTCCAGTTCAGCACATTCAGTTTCGGCATGGGGAACGCTGCCGGGTTGTTATTCGCCGGAATTATGCTGGGCTTTATGCGTGCTAACCACCCGACCTTCGGTTACATTCCGCAGGGTGCATTAAGCATGGTGAAAGAGTTCGGCTTGATGGTGTTTATGGCAGGCGTTGGTCTGAGCGCCGGTAGCGGTATTAATAACGGCCTGGGCGCGATTGGCGGTCAGATGTTGATTGCCGGATTGATTGTCAGTCTGGTGCCCGTGGTTATCTGTTTCTTGTTCGGTGCTTATGTATTGCGAATGAACCGCGCGCTGTTGTTCGGCGCAATGATGGGCGCACGTACCTGCGCGCCGGCAATGGAGATCATCAGTGATACAGCTCGCAGTAACATCCCGGCGCTGGGCTATGCGGGCACCTATGCAATCGCCAACGTCCTGCTGACGCTGGCAGGGACAATCATCGTCATGGTATGGCCAGGATTAGGATAAAACTGAAGTTGCCCTGAAAATGAAATTTTTTTGCACAACCGCAGAACTTTTCCGCAGGGCATCAGTCTTAATTAGTGCCACTGCTTTTCTTTGATGTCCCCATTTTGTGGAGCCCATCAACCCCGCCATTTCGGTTCAAGGTTGATGGGTTTTTTGTTGCCTGAAATTTATGCCGTTTAAAATCATGACGTTAGAAGCACTGTTTTTTAACGATGGCGACAAAATGGCGGCAGCGTCAAAGAGAGAGCGCCACCTGTCCTGATTTCATTGGATGCGGCTGAACCGGATTTGACTCTTTTGGCGTTGCAATCGAACGAACAAAAGTTTCATGGGTTACAAAAGTATGGCTGCAGTTAATATTCTGGCACTGGTTGTAACGCTCTTTGGTCAATGAAGATACCTGAAAACTGCTGCGAGTATGGGCGGCACTTCCACACAGTGGGCAAATCATCATTTTTCGAGTTCTCCCCATTTTTGCTAAATTCACAATAATGATACCGCATTATTCCATTTTGCAAACTTAAAAGTTCTCCATTGCGAAGAATCATTCCATTTCGAAATCATCAATCCTCACTTCAAGCTCCAGACTGGTCGTAAAACCGTTATCCGAGCTGACGGTATGTGTCAGAGTCGTAATGGTCCATTCCGCATCATCTATCGGCTGTTTAAAACCACTGACCTTCACAGGCATTTCCGTGTAGAGATCTGCCCGCCCTTCCGCCAGTTGTAGCGAGAATGACGCAACGCCGCGTTGCAGGCGTTCCCACTGCATTTTCGCTGCCCGTTCGGCGTTGCTCCGGTTGGCATAAGTGCGATTAAGTACCAGCACGTTTTCATCCGTACCCACCAGGTAATCGCCCTGCTTCGCTTCCGGCTCTTTCTTCTGCTTCTTAGTTCTGCGCTTACGCTTCACCGTGGTGCTTTCTTTCTTCGCAGGTTCGCGGGTATGCAACCAGCTGGCAATTACGCCCGTGTAAGCTCCGCGATCTGCCAGGGTAAATCGGTGACTGTCGCCGTCCTTGCGTGTGATAGTGATCACTGGCAGTGGTTTACCAGTGGCGCTTTTGCCCTGTCCCTGCCGAATGAATAACAGATTGCCATTTTTCACCGACGCAATAGCACCGTACTGGCGCGCCAGCCGCATCAGAAAACTGCCGTCACTCTCATTAGTCTGGTCTATATGTTCCACGGGCTTATCCGACAGGTCTTTACCCAGTGCCATCTTCAGCTTGTGACGCGCGGCTATTTCCTTCACCACTTCCCCAACTGTGGTCTTGTGCCACGATTTTTCACGGCGGGTATTCAGCGTTTCCCGAAAATCAGCACTTCGCGCCCGGATAGTCAGGCGGTCCGGTGCACCAGTGTGTTCAATTTCATCCACCGTGAATGCCCCTTTCGGGAAAAGCGGCTGCCCCTTCCACCCCAGCGCCAGCATAATGACCGCACCACGGCGCGGCAGCACGATTTTTCCGTCGGCGTCGTCCAGCTCCAGATCAAGCTGGTCTGCTTCAAAGCCCCGATTGTCCGTCAGCGTAAGCCCCATCAGGCGGTTTTCCAGCACAGTGGTGATATCCTTGCCTTCAATGCTGATGCTGAATGCCGGAGTTTTGTTGCCTTTGTTAAGCAGTTCAGAGCTGAAATTCACGACAGCAGCCCTCCCACCGTTTTACTGATATCGCTTAATGCAGATGTTGCCGTGTCCTGCAGATTATTCAGCTGCGCACTGAGATCACCGAACATATCGGACAGGGATTCATCCACTCGTTTGAGCGACAGGGTGAACTCAATCCGGCGCGGCATACCGTCGCGGAAAAACTCCGTTTTAGTCTGATTCAGTCCCTCAATCACATACATGCCGTAAATCGTGCCGCTGCCTTCAATCAGGGGCCATGCTTTTCCCTGTTCTGCCATCTGCTCCAGTGCCAGCAACGACAGCCTGCCGCCTGTAATCTCCGGCATAAGAACGCCAGAAAGCGTCAGCATGTCGTTATCCGGTCCCAGAAACTGCGTTGACGGTCGTCGGTTAACCCGGCTGTTAGCCGCATGTCGCCAGCTGCGCTGATACTGCAGTTCCTGATACGGCACGGTGCGCAGCATAAACACGTACAATCCCAGCACCATCATCATGCGTCGTATCCCCCCTGATCGCTGTAGTTACTCCTGGCTTTTGCCTTCAGCCTGCGTTCACGTTCATCAAGCTGGCGGGCCACCTCCCGCGCAATATCCTGCGCACTTTGTCCTGACTGCGTCTGGATGATGATCTGCGTCGGTGCCTCAATCCTGTAAACGGGCGGCACAGTGGCTGCGCGACTCACAATTGCTTCTCCACCTTTCGCGGGAAGTGCCAAAGGGTGCAACGGTGGAAGCTCTGCTGGCGCGGCAGCAACGCCCATCATTCCGGCAACAACGGCAGCCAGTGCAGCTGTATTTCTCCGGCTGGTCACATTTGCCGGGCCGTTGACAATTTCAGGCCCGTTTTCACCGACGATGCCAAACTGCCCGCGCGGAATATAGCCGCCGCTGTCATACATCCCCGCAAAGCCATATCCCCATGACGGCAAACCACCCGATGGCATCATCACTTTACCGTCTGCATTCACCGTCGCAGGTTGCTGACGCGTCACGCTTTCCGGTAGTTTTGCCTTTGCGGCCTCTTTACTGACAATGCCGAGTTTTTCCAGCAACCAGGAAACGCCGGATTTCAGGGAGTCCAGCGGATGCATGACCATATTCAGCCCTTCCGCCAGTGCCTCCCCGAATCGTCGCCCCATTGCCGCTGCGCTCTGCAGTTCGGCAGAGGTCGACTTAACAGGCGTCAGCAGATCAGTAAACCAGCCCCACAGCGCCTGCACTTTGTCGCCAATCCACTGAAACACAGGCTTAAGTGGTTCGAATGCAGCACTGATGGGACCTGCCGCCGCTTTGAATCCTTCCACCACTCCACCGAGAAATGCGGTGATGGGTTGCCAGTATTTCCAGACAACCAGCGCCACGCCTGCCAGTGCAGTAACCACAAGACCTATCGGACTGAGCAGAGCACCTAACAGACCAGATATGGCATACAGGGCAACGCGCAGCATCGCCAGTGGACCAGATGCCAGTACTCGCAGCACCGTACCTGCGGCGGTCAGTCCACCGCGCAGTACCGCCAGAGGATTCATAAACATCACAGCAACAGCACGTAAACCGGATAATCCAGACCGCAATAGTGCAACCGGCGCACCTGCTACAGTTTTCAGGACATTCCCCGTCAGTGATGCCGTGCGACGCAAAGACGACAACGGCGCAGTAAGTAAACCCGCTGCGTTGCCCGATGAAGCAAGCCCGCGTCGCAGCAGTGCCAGTGGTGCGCCAGCCAGCCAGGACAACGCGCTGCTGGTTCGTGTTACTGCTGCCGTAACGGAAGGTAACGTTTTGATACCCAGCACAGAGAATCCCAGACGGATCACTGCCAGCGGCCCCAGCACTGCAGCCAGCGCCACCGCTAAGGTGCCGAGGCCTACGGTAACCGCAGCCACAATAGCGGCTACTTTCATCAGTGTGCCTGTCAGTTCCGGGTTAGCTTCCACCCAGCGGCGCAACGCCCCCGTGATGCTTTTCACCGTGTACAGAATATTCATCAGCGGCTGGCGCAGCGTTTCGCCCAGGCTGCTGAAGGTGTTCTGCGCTCCGGTTTTGACCAGCAACCACTGAGCAGAAAGTGAGTCTTTGTTGATGTCGGATTCTTTCTGCATGGAACCGAGCGCATCATTGCCCGCTGTCAGTTTTAGCTGGCGCTGTAGTTCCGGCAGGTTGTTTGCCAGTTTCGCCGCGTCATCGCCAAACTCTTTACCAAACAACATGGTCATGGCAGACAGACGCTTGTCCTGCGGCAGTGCGTTCACCTTGAGAAGCTGGAAGAAATCTTCCATTCCTCCATGTTCAACTACCAGCGCCACTGGTGGGAAGCCGGAAAAACCAACCGCATCCGCAACCTGCTGAAGTCACGCCAGATCGGCGCGACCTTTTACTTTGCCCGTGAAGCCCTGATTGACGCCCTGCTTACCGGACGTAACCAGATTTTCCTTTCCGCCAGTAAGGCACAGGCGCACGTCTTTAAGCAGTACATCATCGACTTCGCCAAAGAAGTGGATGTGGAACTGAAAGGCGATCCGATGGTGCTTCCTAACGGGGCCACGCTTTACTTCCTCGGCACCAATGCCCGCACGGCCCAGAGTTATCACGGCAACCTGTATCTGGATGAATATTTCTGGATACCGAAATTTCAGGAGCTACGCAAAGTGGCTTCCGGTATGGCTATTCACAAGAAATGGCGGCAGACCTATTTTTCCACACCATCCAGCCTGACCCACAGTGCTTATCCGTTCTGGTCCGGTGCGCTGTTCAACCGTGGACGCAACAAAGCCGACAAGGTGGACATTGATCTGTCCCACAGTAATCTGGCCCCCGGCCTGCTGTGCGCTGACGGGCAATACCGCCAGATAGTCACCGTGGAAGATGCGGTGCGCGGTGGCTGTAACCTGTTCGACCTTGACCAGTTGCGCATGGAATACAGCCCGGACGAATACCAGAACCTGCTGATGTGCGAGTTTGTGGACGATCTCGCGTCCGTGTTCCCGCTCAGCGAACTACAGGCGTGCATGGTGGACAGCTGGGAAGTCTGGACCGACTTTCATGCACTGGCGCTGCGCCCGTTTGGCTGGCGCGAAGTGTGGATCGGTTATGACCCGGCAAAAGGTACGCAGAACGGCGACAGCGCCGGATGCGTGGTGGTGGCACCGCCAGCCGTGCCGGGCGGTAAGTTCCGCATTCTTGAGCGTCACCAGTGGCGCGGGATGGACTTCCGCGCCCAGGCTGACGCCATCAAAAAACTGACTGAACAGTACAACGTGACATACATCGGTATCGACTCAACCGGCGTCGGTCACGGGGTTTACGAGAACGTGAAAGCGTTTTTTCCTGCCGTCCGGGAGTTTGTCTACAACCCCAACGTTAAAAATGCCCTGGTACTCAAGGCCTACGACATTATCAGTCACCGCCGTCTGGAGTTTGACGCCGGACACACCGACATAGCGCAGTCATTTATGGCAATCCGTCGCGCCACCACCGCCAGCGGCAACCGCCCGACCTATGAAGCCAGCCGCAGCGAAGAAGCCAGCCATGCCGATCTGGCGTGGGCAACAATGCACGCACTGTTTAACGAACCGCTGCAGGGCGAGTCCGCCAATACCAGCAATATTGTGGAGATTTTTTGATGGGAAAGAGTAAGAAGAACCGCGCTGTGTCGACGAACCAGATTCAGCACAAAAGCCAGACTTCAGCCGAAGCATTCAGCTTTGGCGATCCCGTTCCTGTTCTGGACCGCCGCGAACTGCTGGACTATGTAGAATGCGTACAGACAGATCGCTGGTATGAGCCGCCAGTGAGTTTTGACGGACTGGCGCGAACCTTCCGCGCTGCCGTGCATCACAGTTCACCAATTGCGGTGAAATGCAACATTCTGACCAGTACCTACATCCCTCACCCGCTTCTCAGCCAGCAGGCTTTTTCACGTTTTGTGCAGGACTATCTGGTATTTGGTAACGCTTACCTGGAGAAACGCACGAACCGGTTCGGTGAAGTTATCGCCCTTGAGCCTGCTCTGGCAAAATACACCCGACGTGGGTTAGACCTGGATACCTACTGGTTTGTGCAATACGATATGACAACCCAGCCGTATCAGTTCACGAAAGGCAGCATTTTTCATCTGATGGAACCGGACATCAACCAGGAGATCTACGGCCTGCCCGGCTATCTTTCTGCCATTCCATCCGCCCTGCTCAACGAGTCCGCCACGCTGTTCCGCCGTAAGTATTACATCAACGGCAGCCATGCAGGCTTCATCATGTACATGACCGACGCCGCGCAGAATCAGGAGGATGTGAACAACCTCCGCAACGCGATGAAAAGTGCCAAAGGTCCAGGCAACTTCCGCAACCTGTTTATGTACTCGCCTAACGGCAAAAAAGACGGGCTTCAGATCATCCCATTGTCAGAAGTCGCGGCGAAGGATGAATTTCTTAACATCAAGAACGTAAGTCGGGATGACATGATGGCGGCGCATCGTGTGCCGCCGCAGATGATGGGGATAATGCCAAACAATGTTGGGGGGTTTGGGGATGTGGAGAAGGCTAGTAAGGTTTTTGTGATAAATGAATTAATTCCTTTGCAAAAACGATTTATGGAAATAAACGCATGGCTCGGGGAGAAACTTATAGAATTTTCTCCATATGAGCTTAACTAAAATATTAGTTGCCAGTACCGTATTGTTGCTACTGGCAATTGCAATAAAATTACAAATATGTATTGCTATGTAGAGATGTGTTTATTCCATCTTCTATCTCAATTTTTGACGAAGCATACTCATCATTCGCACTATCATCAATATCAAACTCATCTTGTAGATGAAGTGACTCATTTAACGGTTTATAAAACTCACCCATCATCATTTTGTAATGGGCAGTATGCTCACTACACTCAAATATCTTCTGAAAAACAATTAAATATTTTTGCACAGACTCCGTATCTAAATTCATATAAAGATCATCACCTGCAAAATGAGAACCATCATTAATCCATGACACTAAAGATTTAAATATGATTTTTTCATCACCATAAAAATGACACTCAAGCTTCCTAATATCCATCCCTCCTAATATCTTAAAGTAATTCTCCAAAATCCTTCGCATTGTATTTTGTATAGTATTATTATTAATATCTGTTCTTCTCAATTCGCACCAGAGCAAATCATAAGACGTTTTTATTGGGTTTGATTCGCACTTTTCAAGATATGAGACCTTCCCTTTTTTCCTTACAATCCAAAAAGTCTCCTCTTTCATTGCTTGATTACCGGATCTTTTAGTATTAAAAGTCAACTCTTTATGAAAATAAATATTATGCGTAAGGAATATAATTTGCTTAATATTTCCTTCATCCTTACGAACATCCTCCATTAAATCTTTAATCAACGAACTTACAATAAACAGAATATCACTATCTAAACTTGAAATTGGATCATCAAATACTACAACACGATCATCTAAAACACCTGATGCATTATCACTCCCTCTAACAAGACTATAAAAATACAAAAAAGTGATAAATGTCTTTTCTCCCTCGCTAAGAGTTGTACGAGCATTATCTCCACTATCTCTCACTATCATATAATGCTTTTTATCTTCGGAGGGTTTTAAGTAAAAATTTTTGAAGCCATAAGAATCCAGAATCTTGTTAATTTTTGTAATAGTTGGAAGAGTACTGGTTTTATTAGACTCAATTGCCTCAATAGCCGAAGCATTTAACATTAACTTCTTTTTGTCTTCCTCTAACCCAGATTTAAGTCCTTGTAACCTCCTACTAAATTTATCAGATTCGCTACGGTAAGAAGTTATTTCAGACTTTAACTCCACCTTTACGATATATGCCCATATCTGATTAGAAAGATTACTAACCTCTACCTTTCTATTACTGTGTATTTTGTTATTATTATCTATCAATAGATTTGAATCATTCAAAAAAGAAATAAAATCATCAACAACTTCACTTAAGTCACTAAAATGAACTGATTCACTTAAAAAATTGCGTTTGTTTTTTGCCAATTCAAAATTCTTGTTTAATTCAGATAATACTATCTTAGCCTTATCCTCAAATACTTCATAATTTATGAATGGAGATTTAATCGCCCTTATATCATCTATCGCCTGCAAGATATTATTAAGTTGATGTTCATATTGTAAAACCAATGCATCGATTTCTCTTTTTTTTAACTCGTATGTTTTATCAAAATATGATGATAGATTATCAAATATATTATCATTTACATCCTGTTGGCAGAATGGGCACTTGGGATTAGATTTACTGAAATATGTTAAACCTTCCTTAACCCAATCACTGTTATTGAGCATTGTAATTAAGTCTGAAACACTAACGTCTTTTTTCCCTAGAATACGCTCACTCCAAATCTCCCTACTCAAAATATCATCTATCCCATTGAAGGATGGAATTGTAATTGATACATGTGATGTCAATTCAGTAGAAAAAACAATTTTTGCTTTCTCAATTAGCTCTGCTATTGAGCAAACTTCTGATGTGTTATTTTCATACTCAGCCAACACTCTAGCTTTAAATTTTTCACTACTATTCCTTAATCCCTCAAAAGCCTTTGAGAACACATTATCATGTTTTATTTTTTGCTTCCAACATGAATCTTTAAAAGATTTTTCATGGTCTTCGATTTGTTTAACAACGCCTAATATATTATCACCACCATCTATTAGCTTTTCCTTTGCTATAATAGATTCTATTAGCTTATTTTTTTCTTCTTCAAGAGATATTAGTTTCTCTTCATCCTCCTTAAGATCGCTACCAAGGGTAAATACACCTTTAATTTTATCTTGACTAAAATTTCTTTCAACAAAATCTTTATTATATACGTAGCTTATTAAAGATATATTATTTTTCCATTTAATCGGACATGTTGGATATTGTTCAGGGTCATTAATAATTTTACTTATAGTTGTTTTACCTGCACCATTAGCTCCATATAAATAGTTAAATTTAGAAAGCCCATGTAAAAGCTGAGTAGGGCCATTATATGAGCCTACTTTGTCAATAACTACCTCTTCAATCATCCTCTAATCCTCAAAAAACAGATTAATCCTATCAAATCAATGATAATAGAAGACATTACTTACCTAATTACAAGGTGATCATTTATACAGCTGTGAATAAATCAGGCTAATCATCTATTTGTCATAACGCGCGCTCGTATCCCCGCCACGCCTGCCCGCTTTATATAGTGGTTTTCATGCACCTGCATGACATAAGCAAAAGCCCGCCATACCTAGCAGGCCCCAACTAGAGCGATCCTTAAACGATCATGCGGATTCATGCAGTATAGACATGCAGTAGTTACGCCAAACCGTGTAGCGAGGCCACCTGCTAAAAATGTTCACGGAGTAACATTTGATCTCCACTGCAAAAAATGAAACTTTCGCTTTCACCAAATATAACAAGAGGTAATCTTTGGTGTTTTACACAGCAAACGGTGAGCCATGAAAGTCAACATAAAACAGATTGTTGGAAATTGGGAATTAGGTCTTGCGATGGATAAACACAGCATCCGCAGCATTCCCATTGGTTACGATGAGTGGGGACATATGCGGTTTGAGACGGAGCGTACTGAGGTAGGCGAATCTCTTTTCCAGCTTAAATACCGTGACGATTGGTCACAAGTTAAGCCTTTAGCCCAATGCCTAGCAGAGCATGCCTTTCCTCATTTCAGCAATGTCGGGTTTATCGTTCCAATGGCTGCATCTAATCAGCGTGCACGCCAGCCAGTGACCGAAATAGCTCAGGAACTAGCCAAACTAGTTGGCAAACCATGCTTCGATGACCTCTTGTTGAAAGCCCCCGGCGGGGCATCGCTAAAGAACCTGAATACAAAAGAAGAGAAAATCACGGCGCTGGGTAATTCGTTCTCTGTTAATGACAGTATTGAGAATAATGGCAACTGGAATGTCCTTATCATTGACGACCTCTACCATACAGGCGCATCTATGGAGGCTGCTTGTGCTGTGCTAAACGATTATACTAAGGTTAGAAGCATTTATGTTGCAGCTTTGACTTGGAGATAGTGATGACTACGGTATTTGTTGCTGGTTCAATAACCATCAAAAACCTTGACACACTCATCGTGGATCGTCTGAAAAAAATTGTTAACTCGCGTTTTCGTATTGTAGTTGGTGATGCCAATGGTGTTGATTCATCTGTTCAACGCGTATTGCTAGAACTTGGATGTGAAAAAGCCACAGTATTCAGTAGCTCAGAAAAACCGCGCAATAATCTTGGCTCATGGCCTGTACATGTAGTAAGTACTAGCCATGCAGCCGGCACTCGCGCGTTTTTCACTGCGAAAGATCTCAAAATGGCAGAAGAAGCCGATTATGGATTAATGGTTTGGGATACGAAGAGCACGGGTACTCTGAGTAACGTGATTGAGCTTCTTAAACGTAAAAAATACTCTGTCGTTTTTGTTAATAAATACAAAAAGTTCTTTATTATCAAATCTCCAGAGCACCTTGACGCTTTGATTAACTGCATGTCACCAGCCTCTTTGGAAAAAGCTGATGAAAAGATCAGATTGCGCGAAAAAATCAACCAACTAAAAAACGAGCAAATCCAGATGTTTATGTGAAATTCTTTGATGATAACACTAACGCCTCGCCCTGCTCGTTGTTCAACCTTGCTGGCTTCAGAATCAAGTACTGATGCCAGCAACGTTTCTTAATGCAGCCAGCTGTCGTCTTCCCACACCTTCTGCATAATTTTCATCACTTGTTTTCTTTCTTCGTCCAGTTGCAGTCCGGTCAGTTCCACACCGTTAGAGCTACCTTTTCGGATACGAATTACCGTTTTGGGATACAGGGGGCGCAGATTGCGGTAAAGCTCGGATTCAAGGGCGTCCAGGGTAGACTGGCTAATCTTCTGCTCTTTATCGATCATTATTTCAATGCGCATAAAAGTCACCTCAACTGATGACATCCATTGAGCGGTTGTATTCGTGAGTTCTGATTTTTGCCATGAGTTCATCAGTCAATTCAGAAACCCACTGCAGGGCCAGCCCCTTCTCTTCATCACTACACTCACTAGCCGCTACAAGCTTAAGAAAAAAATCAATGCGCTGGAGCTTCAAAGACTCCAAAAAATAGTCCTGCATCTTTCCTCCTATGACACCAAAGCAATACTGTATACATAACCACTGTTTATATTTACAGTATATAATAATCTTACTGATGTAAAACGTTTTTTTACGCTCATCAGCCTGATATGCCTGGTATTATTAAGAGCACGAATTGTTAACCCGCGTAATTAATACAGGTTTCGCCACTTATCATCTTCCTGCAAACGCTGGTTCCGATAGAAGATACGCAGGCCTGCTCCTGACGGAATACTGCCTCCGCGAAGCAGTAAATCGACCTCTTTCTCGCTGCCATCAAATCCCCTGGACTTCAGTTCATACACGAGCTGCAGTCGCTGATGGTCTGTAATTCGCTGTTTGTAGTCTTTACGCCGTTTCGGTTTCACCAGGCGTAACCTTGCTGCCAGTTCCCGGCGCTCTTTTTTGCTCATACTGTGCAGGTAATCGTGCAACTCCTTGTCATCCATGCGGGTGATATCCGTTCTGGTATCTCCATCAGCTGATTTGTCTTTCCCTTGTTGGTACAAATTTTCAGCAAGGGGACAGTTATTGCCACGAGTCCAAGGGGCGCAAGCGCCCTGGCCGGCTGCCGCCTCCTGAACATCAACGGCCTTACGAACCATTTTCCACTTCACGGCATGAGTGCAGATCTTGCCCTCTGCAATAGGTGACCAGATGCCATAAATACGAATGCCGTGATCGCCATAGGCGGTCGGCTCTTCGTTGATTTCATAAGCGGTTCTGATGAGGTGATATTTGCGGGGAACCAGTACGCCGCCCTGCTTCATGATGTAGGTGGCAAAACAACCAGCATCAGCAGCAGCCAGGATGGCATCAAGGCGCGGGTTATCCAGTACCGGCGCACCTGCTTTTTTGTCCCCCTGTTGCCTTGCCGCCTGACCAGCCAGCAATCGCAGTTCACGGTAAGCCTGACGCCCCGGAATGCCAAAGAAGCGGAATTGCTGAACACGATGCAGAGACGCCCAGGCATTAACGTATTCAGCATTATCACGCAGGGATTTCCCCGTTTCCTTGCTGATCTCGCCAGCCAGACCACGCCCGTCAATGTTCTTACTGATGTATTTCGCGATGTAGCTTGTTGGCGTACCTTTGCGCGGGTTAATCAACTCAGACTTAAAGCGCGGCCCAGTGTTATTGCCCAGTTCCTCGCGGTCTTCACGGATGGCAAACTTACGCAGTAATGCAGTGATGGCGCGGCGGTCTTTTTTGCGCATAAAACACAACAGGTGCCAGTGAACTGTACCGTCATGATGCGGCTCAGCCACCCGCACGCCATACCACCGCAATCCGGCTTTGTGCATCGCCTTACGAAATGCAGCAAACATGCCGACCAGATAATCACTGCTTTGTCTTACCGTCGCATTTGTCCAAGTTGGGTTGGGCCTGCCATTATTTAGCGTGGAATGGAAACGTGACGGACAGGTGATGGTGTAGAAAACGGCGCAGTCACCGCGCATTTCCGCGATAAGCTCCAGGCCTTTAACACAGGCCATCATCTCATTGCGGCGATGCGCAGGGTTGCTGCTGCTGGCGTTTACCACGTCTTCCATATCCAGCGTGTCGCCGTCTTCGTTCACCAGTTCATGAGAACGAAAAAACTCCAGCGACTTACGGCGCTGCTCACGTTTATGCATCACGGCTTCATAGCTGACATAGGGAGATGCTTTTTTGCTGACCAGGCAGACAGCACGCAACTGCTCTTCCCGCCATTCGCAACGCATCTTCCATAATTTCCGGTACCACCAGTCAGCGCACAACATACGCGCCAGCGAACCCGGAATGAGTTCATAGGGCACGGGTTTACGGCGGTTTCTTTTCCGGCGGAGTTGCTCAAACGCAGGCGGGATGACATCCAGACGCAGGGTTTCCGCTGCCACCTTTTCCCATGTCTTGCGGATTTCTTCTGGCTTAACGTCATCGGTGACATACAAATCGCCACAAGCTGCATCAAGGCACATGCTCATATGCGCAGCTACCAGGGTGGACAGGCGTTTCACCTGATCCTGACTCATTTCAGGCAGGATCAGCAGGCCGTCCAGCCCTTCATGGCTTGCCATAAAGCGAAAAGAAGTGGATAGCTGACAGTCGCGTACATGCTCCAGCCGTTCCAGACATGGCTTAATCGTCTCACGCAAATAGCGGGAATAAGCCTTTGGCCTGCCCAGGCTGCTGAAGTATTCAATACGTTGCATCAGCGGCTTGCTGATATGGGAAGGCTGGGCATTGACGTCCGCCAGAATGACCATATCTGGATTAAAACGCTGCTGCTCATGCGCCAGCTTTGCCCGACTAATGAGCTTATCCTGCTCCATTTCGCGCTGGACAGGATCACGGGATTCATTAAAGAAATAACGCTCCCAGACCTGATCACTCAGTGCCTCGCGGCGCAGCTGTTCCTGCTCGTTATCGGCAGCGTACAGAGCGATCAGGTTTGAAAGCGCAGAAACTGAAGATTGCTCTTCTGTCTCTACGTAAGGATTGATTGCTTTTTTCTCAGCATTCCAGGAATAGCTGTAGTTCATTACGCAATCTCCAGTTCGAGCTGTGAAGGCTGCAAACCATTCGACAGCCAATCAGAAACTGAAGGTGGGCGAACAGCTTCAATTGCACCTTTTAAAATTGCGCAACGGTTTTTCAGAATGACAGCTTTCAGCTCCTTTTCCGTCAGATTGCGCGAATACTCAGCCTCCTGAATAGCCCGCGTCAGCTCAGGATATTTGCTATTAAATTTGGGGACATTGCAGGCAAGATTTGTACTGTCGGCAGTCGCCAGTGGGTAATTTCCCAACACACGACCGTCAAGCATGCGCAAACCATGAACAGCTGTTTTGAAATTGTGTCGGCAATAAATTGCTTCAAAAGCGTCCTGCATACGACGATGCCAGTGCGCAGTTCTGATAGCCGCATATTCACCAGACGATCCAAAGCAGACACGAGGCCATTCACGACATAGCTCGATAAGCCGATCGATTGACTCGTGCAGATGCCAGACGGGAGTTGCCTTCCCGTAGAACATTTTCGGAACTTCGTTTATCAGGGCATCATTGTCACGTTCACCTCCGTCCACAACATCAGGAATGACAAAAAAAGCGACCTTAGGATGGTGGTAATAGTTCAGGAGCCATTTATAAAAATCACTCCAGTTAATTTTTAGCCCACGCACCCATGCAGAAAATGCGCCGTTATCAATGCCGACGACCTGAGCGTGCTGAATGGACGCCGCAATCTGATCTGGTCGTACATAGGAGACGAAAGCGCCAGCTCCGCTCACCGCAATACGATGAACGTCGCCAGCACTTCCCCAGACAGGCGTCCCATGGAAATGATGAATTCCGTGGTGCATTTCTTTCACACTTGCACCCCGAAAATAACAGTAGAGTCACGTCCCCTACTAAAATCGGCACTAAACCAATTAGCAGATTTAGTGGCAATCATCTCTGTTGCAAATTTTCCCTCCCCCGCTGCAACGCCGATGCTGCGTTTCGCCCTGATGTAGTGGTGAGTGAAATTACGATAAAGGGACCGGGTCAAAGACGTGTTACTGTTAGAAACAATGACCGGATGTCCTTCTGATGACCGATGTTCAAGAATGGATGCCAGGTGATACTGATCATCTTCAGTGAAACCATCAGTGTGATAGCCGGAAAACGTACCGTCATAAGGCGGATCGCAATACACCACATCCCCCACCTTCAACATCGCCAGCGTTTCATCAAAGCTGGCGCAGATAAACGTTGCCCGCTGGGCTTTCTCTGCAAATGCGCGAATTTCTTTTTCAGGGAAATACGGATTTTTATAATTACCGTAGGGAATGTTGAAATGCCCGCTCTTGTTATAGCGACATAAACCACGGTAACCGTGACGATTGAGATACAGGAAATATACCGCTTTCATGAAATCAGTAATTTCAGTGGAGTAATTAAACTCCTGCCTTATGTTGTAATAAGCCACCTCCCTGTTTGCTTCCTCAAATAAAGCTCTGGCACGAGATATAAACGCCTCACAATCAGCAGCAACCTTTTTATAGAGGTTGATTAAATCAGGATTAATATCCGCAACAAGATAGCTGGGATAATCCGTCTCCATCATCACTGCACAGGAACCCGCGAAAGGTTCAACCAGTCGCGGGCCAGCAGGAAGATACTTTTTCAGTTCGGACATTATGGCGGTTTTATTTCCTGCCCATTTCAGGATGGTGCTCATACAGCACCTCCGTTGTAATGTTTGCCTTTCAGCTCTGCGATTTCCTGACAGGTAATGCAAAGCTGCACACCCGGAATGGCACGGCGGCGTGCTGGCGGAATTGGCGCTTCACACTCAACGCAAAGCACGCGGGACACGCCCGGCGTTTTGGCACGGGCAGCACGGATATGGCGTTGGCGTTCTTCTTCAACGCGCTGCTGTACGAGATCCATTGCATCAGCCATCAGTGGATCTCCTGCGCTTCGTTCTGGATTGCTTCAGCAGTCACACGCAGCAGTTCTGCCGCTTCGACGTGGTTTAGCTGGCGGGAGGTGATATGACACGCCAGGCTATCGAGGCGAGCAGCCATTGCTTCAGCCCTTGCCCGGCGTTCTTCCAGACGAGCCTCTGTCAGTAAAAGATTAAGACCTGCATCATCCGGTCCGGTTTTGGTCGTGAGGGTTTCAATATTACGCATAAGCAATTCTCCTGAATTTAGATAAAGGGATGCCCGGCGGGTTTACGCCATTAATTTCATTAGTTGGTTAATTCGGCATGGTTAGCCGTCTGGGAAATAAGCTCACCACTGCACGAAAATGATTCATTGCTTTAATCAACTCCCGCTTTTCGTCAGTGGTCAGCTCATTAATGCTGATGCTATGACGTTCAGCTGGAATTTTTGCCATAAAGAATATGGCAGCCAGTGCCCGTTTATTTTGTTCATTATTGATATCCCGAGGATCACGCATATCTTTAATAAACCGCTCAAGCTCTGACTCAATATTCAAACCAAAAACTTTCGCCCTTAACTCCGCAATATGATTAAGTCCATTCAGGCGTTCACCGGGTCTTAATGGAACAGTCGCCGCAGCGCCTTCAATAGCCATTTGTTCCCCCGTTTTTTCGTAGATAGTTCTGCCAGCAATTCATCTTGTGAACGGCACGGATGCCAGCGTTTACCATCCTCACCCATGATCCAGCCGTGACCGTAGTGCATTGCCGGACTTTGTTTTACCAGCAGCGATGCAAATGATGGTTCTTTCGTCAGCATAAGCACCTCACAGCAAACCGAATGAAGCACCGAGGCCAGTCACGGTATCAACTGCACTCGCCATCGCAGGATTAGCCTGTAAACGGGCCTGCAATGAAACAGCAGCCAGCGCCATCAGTCGTGTAACAGAGTTAATGCTGCTGATCGCATCACGACGGCCTGCACTGGTTTTTACATCGCCAGAAACCGCACCTGCCGCGACACGCCCTATCTCTGCAGTTGCACTCATGACGTAATGCGGCAGTTTCTCTTTTGCCACCTCATTAATCGGTACACATGGCAGGCAGTGAATCTGTGCCAGAAAGCCATCTACCAGCGTTGAATCTTCAGTCAGATCGGTAAGCAACCAGATTTCTGGTGCGGTTAATAAATGAGGTTGAGCTGGGTTCAGCTTGTTCCGCAGAATCTGCACATTCATGCCTGCACGTTCTGCCAGTTGCACTAGGTTGTGGCGCAATGCGAATGCACGACAGGCTTCATCAAAATGTGGATGTTTGGAAACTTGGTAATCAAACATGGTCAATGCCTCTGATGTATTTCAGAATCGAACTAATTAAGGTTTAGATTGCATTCTGAAAGCGCATCAACGGTCATGGCTGCTATGTTGATCATCACTTTTTCACGTTTTTTATCTTTGCGCAGACGGTGACGGATAAGGCGTCCGTCAGCCAACATGTCATTGATGGTATCGATGGACAGCCCTGTCAGCTCGCTATAGCGTTCAATAGTCACATGAGGCGTGGTAAGAGTGATTGAAATGTTAGGTCTCATGATGCAACATTCCTCGTTTAATGATGATTAATCAGGACGAATACGGATCGTTTGTATTTTGTGAACACCATAAACATACGATCGCACAGTGAAATCGTCAAGATAAAAGTTCACTTGGAGTGACCATGAATTTGGAGAAAGGCGGACGAGGCGCTATAGAGCGCATGGTAGAAGCTTATGGATTCAAAACTCGACAGGCGTTGTGCGATCATTTAGGAATCTCTAAAAGTACACTCGCCACACGCTACATGCGTGACTCATTCCCAGCAGAATGGGTAATCCAGTGCGCCCTTGAAACGGGCACCTCGCTTAATTGGCTCACAACCGGACATGGTTCAAAGCAAACTTCAGGTAATACAAATACTATGGAAGTTGCTAAATATGTATTATCTGATGGTGCCTTGCGTGAAGACGGTTTTTATATTTTTGATAAGGGATTTCTACCCTCTACGTTTAAAAAACCTTTTGTCATCACAGATAACAATTCTGAATTTATTTGTGATAAAGAATTTGATGATATACGTGACGGTAAATGGGTAATAAGTATTGATGGCGAAATAACAATCCGCGACATTACTCGTTTACCCGGTGGAAGAATCTTCGTTGAAGGTGGAAACAGAGCCTTCGAGTGCAAGATAGAAGATGTTGAAATAATTGGGAAAATTATAAGTTTAACAATTAAGTACGTTAGGTAATACCGGGAGGAAACTATGCTTGGTAAGGTATTTTTTGTGGTTTTATCATGCTCTTTGTTATTAAACCCACTAACTACCTATGCTAAAAATTATCCTTGTTCTGGGAAAAAGGGAGGTGTCTCTCACTGTACCTCCGATGGAAAGTTCGTTTGCAATGATGGAACTATTAGTAAATCAAAAAAAATCTGTACTAAAAACTCGCGATAAATTTTGCTTTTATATCTGCGCCTAATATAACAATGAGCCGCAGGCTAACCGCAAAAGTCACATAGCAAAAAATAGCCAACTTCATTATGGCTTCAGTGAGATGTATGGTCACAGGATTTCATACATTGACACTGGTTATACATACAGTAAAAATGCTCTCTATTGGAGGGCATTTTTTATGGCAGTACGAAAACTCACCACAGGAAAATGGCTTTGCGAATGTTACCCCGCCGGACGTAGTGGGCGTCGTGTGCGTAAACAATTCGCCACCAAAGGCGAAGCTCTGGCTTTTGAGCGCCATACGATGGAAGAAACCGAAGCAAAGCCCTGGCTGGGAGAATCAGTGGATCGTCGAACACTGAAAGACGTGGTTGAGCTATGGTTCAAACTACATGGTAAATCTCTAACCGCTGGGCAGCATGTCTATGATAAATTGCTGTTGATGGTTGACGCTCTGGGCAATCCCCTTGCAACCGATCTCACCTCTAAAATGTTTGCCCACTATCGAGATAAACGCCTGACAGGTGAGATCTACTTCAGCGAGAAATGGAAGAAAGGAGCAAGCCCGGTCACCATTAACCTGGAGCAAAGCTATCTAAGTAGTGTTTTTAGCGAACTATCCCGCCTGGGCGAATGGTCGTATCCAAACCCACTGGAGAACATGCGAAAATTCACCATCGCAGAAAAAGAGATGGCATGGCTTACCCATGAGCAGATTGTTGAACTGCTGGCTGATTGCAAACGTCAGGACCCAATTCTGGCACTGGTAGTCAAGATATGCTTAAGCACAGGCGCACGCTGGCGAGAAGCAATAAACCTTACCCGATCACAGGTGACTAAATACCGAATTACCTTTGTAAGAACGAAGGGGAAGAAAAACAGAAGCATCCCTATCAGTAAAGAGCTTTATGAAGAGATCATGGCGCTTGATGGGTTCAATTTCTTCACAGACTGCTATTTTCAATTTTTATCCGTGATGGAAAAAACGTCAATCGTGCTCCCTCGCGGTCAACTGACACACGTTCTGCGCCATACGTTTGCGGCGCATTTCATGATGTCGGGTGGAAATATCCTTGCTTTGCAAAAAATCCTCGGACATCACGATATAAAAATGACTATGCGTTACGCTCATCTGGCACCGGATCATCTGGAAACGGCGCTCCGTTTCAATCCTCTGGCAACGCTGCCAAGTGGCGACAAAGTGGCGGCAGCGGTTGGCATTACCCCGTAA